ATGCAGGAATGTCAGGTACACCACAAGAAGTTATTTTTAGTTTACCTTTTGACGAAGATAACTTTTCTGTAGCACTTGGAGCAGGTAGCATCCGAGTTGACGATGACATTACAGGTTTAAAAGTTTTTCGTGATAGTTTATTTATTTTTTGTTCTAATAGAATTTTTAAATTAACAGGCAATAGTCAGGCTGATTTTTCTATGACTGCTGTTACTAGAAACATTGGTTGTGTTAATGGTGACACCATTCAAGAATTTGGTGGTGATTTACTATTCCTTGGGCCTGATGGTCTTCGTACTGTCGCTGCTACTGCAAGAATTGGTGACACCGAACTTGGTACTATTAGTAAGAACGTACAGTCAGTATTTGATTTAAACATAAGAGACTCCGCTCTTTTTGAGAGTGTTGTTATACAAGATAAGACACAGTATAGATTGTTCTTTACTAAAGCTAATCAAGCAGAAAGTATTACAAGGGGTATTATCTGTGTGATGAAAGCAGATAAGTATGAGTTTTCTGAGATACGTGGTATTAAACCTTCAGCTACTGATAGCTTTGTTGAAGAAGGTAACGTAATAGTATTACATGGCGACTTTAGCGGCTTTGTACATAGGCAAGAAAAAGGTAATACTTTTGATGGTACAGATATATTAGGTAGGTATAGAAGTGCTGATATGAGTTTTGGTGATACAGGTATCCGAAAACATATGCAAAGAGTTATTGTTAATTTTAAACCTGAGTCTACTATTAGTGCTGATTTATTTATAAGATACGATAATGAAGCTGCTGACTCTACTAGACCTAATGCATACCCTTTTGATTCTACTCAGACATTCTCTCAGTTTGGTTCTGCTTTGTTTAGTACTTTAGGTAGTACTGCTAGGTTTGTGTTTGGTGGACCCTCACAACCTTTAGTAAGACAATCAGTAGAGGGTTCAGGGTTTTCTGTTGCATTAAAAGTAAATGACAATTTAACAACAGCCCCTTATTCACTTAAAGGGTTTCAGTTAGAATATCAATTAGGAGCGAGACGTTAAATGGGTACTGAATACACAAGACAATCATCATTCACTGATGGAGATACCATTACCGCTAACCTCTTTAATGATGAGTACAATCAGCTTTTAGCTGCATTTGCTACTGATGGCCACTCCCATGATGGTACTGCTGCAGAAGGTGGGGCTATTACTAAGCTATTAGGTACTGCTATTACTATTGGCACTAATGGTGTTGATGTAGCTGTTACCTTTGATGGTGGAAGTAATGACGGTTTGCTTACTTGGATGGAGGATGAAGACTATTTTCAGTTCTCTGATGATTTACTTCTTACTACGACAGAAAAAGTACAGTTCCGTGATACTGCCATTTATATTAATTCTAGTGCTGACGGTCAGCTTGATATTGTAGCAGACACAGAGATACAGATTGCAGCTACTACTATTGACATGAATGGTGCTGCTGACATATCAGGTAACTTAGCTGTAGGTGGCAACCTTACGGTAGCTGGTAATGCAACTGTAACAGGTACTACAACGTTTAACGGTGGTACTCTTACTCTTGGTGATGCAGCATCTGATAACGTTGTGTTTGGTGCTGATGTAAACTCTAGCATTATTCCTAACACAGATAGTACATTTGATTTAGGTTCGTCTGGTCAAGAGTGGCGTGACTTGTTTGTTGATGGTACAGCTTATTTAGATGCTATTAATTTTAACGGTACAGCTATCTCATCTACGGCTGCAGAGCTAAACATTTTAGATGGTGTAACTTCAACTGCTGCTGAATTAAATATCTTAGATGGTGTAACTTCAACAGCAGCAGAACTTAATATTTTAGATGGTGTTACATCTACTGCAGCAGAGCTTAACATTCTTGACGTAGATAACTCTACACTAGGAAACCTATCAGAAATAGCAACGGCTGCTAGTGGCGATATACTGTTAGCAATAGATGTCTCTGGTGGTGGTCTTAAAAAAGTTACTAGGTCTACATTAACAGCAGGGCTTGCTTCAGATAGTGCTATTTCTAATCTTGTAGAAGATACCTCTCCACAACTAGGTGGCAACTTAGATACTAATTCACAAAACATCTTGATTGATGATGCACACTTTATTGGTGATGAGAGTGGCAATGAGCAACTTATATTCCAAACTACAGGTAGTGCAGTAAATCAATTTGAGATGACTAATGCTGCTTCTGGTAATCCACCACAACTAGCTGCTACAGGTGGTGACTCTAACGTTGACCTTAATCTTTTAGCTAAGGGTACAGGACACGTAACAATCTACGGTAACTCTAACTCAGGTGCTATACAGTTTAACTGTGAGAGTAATAGCCACGGTCAGATACTTATTGCACAGCCTCACAGTGCTGGTGCTACAAACACTATGCTACTACCAGATGGTTCTAGTTCAACTCTACTGTCACGGGTATCTACAGATACACTTACTAACAAGACTTTAACATCTCCTAAGATTAACGAGGACGTAGCAGTAACATCAACAGCTACAGAACTAAACCTTCTTGATGGTGTTACAAGCACTACAGCCGAACTTAATATTCTTGATGGAGTAACCTCTACTGCTGCTGAACTAAATGCCTTAGACGGTATTACTGCAGTTGTAGGAGAACTTAATGCTCTTGACATAGGTTCAACAGCAGTAGGTACAGCAGTAGCATCTAAGGCTGTCATACTAGACTCAAATAAAGATTATACAGGGCTACGTAACTTTACTGTAACTGGTGAGTTAGATGCAGCTACTCTTGATCTTTCAGGTAATGCAGATGTTGCTGGTACATTAACACAAACTGGTGTAGCTACATTTACAGCTAAATCAATATCTAATGCAGGTGTGTCTGTAAAGAATGGTGCAACGTCTGCTGGTTTTGTTGAGTTCTTTGAGGATTCAGATAATGGCACTAACAAAGTAACTTTGATTGGCCCAGCTTCTACAGCAGATGTAACCTTGACATTACCCTCTGCTGCTGGTATTATTTCAACGATAGACGATGCCACGGCACTGGCGATTGCATTAGGATGATATAGGAAAAACAAATGGCTAATACATTTAAGACAATTACACACGATGTGATGCCAGCTAGTGCTGGTACACCTGAAGCATTATACACTGTGCAGAGTAGCACTAGGGTTATTATCTTAGGACTAACTCTAGCTAACGTACACACAGCACAAGTTACTGCTTCTGTTACTTTAGTTAGTACAACTACTCAGACATCTCAAACACAGAATACAACAGCACACTTAATTAAATCTGCAGCTATACCAGTAGGTGCTTCCTTGAGTGTACTTGATGGTAAGATCGTAGCTAACGCTGGTGATGTTATTAAGATTGATTGTTCTGTAGCTGACAAGGTTTCAGTGATTATGAGCTACATGGAGATTGACAGCTAATGGCAGGATATATTGGCAATAAAGCCGTTGGACTAAATGTTACTACAGGTGACATTCTAGGTGATGTTGGTGTTGGTGGAGACTACTCTTCTAAAACATCAGGCACATCTAATCTACGGCTTGGTGTAAATGCAGGAGATAGCATTGCCTCTGGCGGTAATTTTAACGTGGTCGTGGGCGATGAGGCAGGTACTGCAATTACTACTGGTGATCAAATAACTGCTGTAGGATATCAAGCAGGTGCTGCTATAACTACATCCAGTCAAAGTAGCTTCTTTGGTTATCAAGCAGGATTAGCAACTACAGGTCCGGGAAACAATTTCTTTGGATTTGCAGCAGGTCTAGCAAATACTTCTGGCATCAACAATGTAGGAATGGGTAACTTAGCTCTATCTACAAACATAGACGGAGATGATAACACAGCTATAGGTTCTAATGCTTTAAGAAACTTAGAACCTGCTGATGGTTCATCTTATAATACTGCTGTTGGTTCGCAAGCTGGAATTGCAGTCACAACCTCTGTTAAAAACACCCTTATCGGTGGCCTTGCAGGCGATGGAATAACTTCTGGGGATGGTCTTAATGTTGCTGTAGGATTTGGTGCGTTAGGAGCAGCAAGTAACACTACTCAAGAAAACGTAGCTATAGGTAATGATGCATTAAGTACGGAAGACGGTCACGGTAGAAACGTAGCCGTTGGCTTTGAGGCATTAAAAACTTTAAATGCTGGTGCATTGGGACTTAACACAGCAGTTGGTCAACAAGCAGGTAAAGAACTCACAACTGGCGTACAGAACACCTTTGTCGGTGGACTAGCAGGAGTATTTGCAACTACCGCAGACGCATCAACTTTTGTAGGCCATCAATCAGGTCAAGGTATTACTGGAGCTAAACTTACAGGTGCTGGTAACACGGCAGTAGGTGCTGAGTCAGGTCTTAATTTGCAAGGTGGTGGACACAGCAACAGTTTTTTGGGTACGAGTGCTGGAACTAGTGTCACAACTGGGTCTGAAAATACATATATAGGCTTTGAGGCGGGTGACGCCACGCAAACGGCTATTTCTAATACAGCCGTTGGCTATCGGGCTTTATCTGCAGCAGCTAACACTGGTAACACCGCCGTTGGTCGTAACTCTCTACTTGTTACTACGGGTTCTTCAAATACAGCTTTGGGCAAGGATTCTGGAAACCAAGTTACTGGTGGCGGTAATAATTTGTATTTAGGTCACGATGCTGGTAGAACAGGAAGTCCGGGTGGGCCACAAACTACAGGTAGTAATGCTATAGGACTCGGCGATAATAACATAACCTCTGCCCACATTAAAGTAGATTGGACAGTTACTTCTGACCAACGTGATAAAACAGATTTTACAGCTTTAGACATTGGGTTAGATTTTGTTAAGTCACTTAATCCTATTACTTATAAATGGGATGAGCGTTCTAACTATGGTGATAAGAATGCTGATGATTATGATTTAGACGCACAAACCCCTGATGGTACTCACAAAAAAGATAAATTAGAGGTTGGTTTTAAAGCACAGGAAGTAGAAACTTTAGAACTTGCGGCAGGTTATAATAAAGATACTAACAGTAATTTAATTTCTAGTGTTTCACCTGATGGTAAACAGATGGGTCTACAATATAGTAAGTTTATACCCGTCTTAGTCAAAGCAATCCAAGAACTCTCCGCAAAGAACGATGCCTTAGCAGCACGTATAACGACACTAGAAGGATAAAATAAACAATGGCTGGATATTTAGGCGCAACCCCTGTACCACAGGCTACACAACACAGAGAGAGCTTCACTGCTACCTCTGGACAGACTACGTTTGCTACTGCTGGCTACACTGCAGGGTTTGTAGATGTCTATCTTAACGGGTCACACCTAAGTCCTGCGGATTTTGTAGCAACCAATGGCTCAGATGTGGTGCTTGCTAGTGGTGCTAGTGCTGATGATGTTTGTGATATTATTAGCCATAGTGCTTTTGAGCTTAATGCTCAGACTTTTACTGGCACTACTACAATGGACGTTGTTACAGCCACAGGCGTAGTCACAGCTAATGGTGGTGCAGTATTTAATGAGGGTTCCGCTGATGTAGATTTTCGTGTTGAATCAAATGGCAATGCTAACATGTTGTTTGTTGATGGCGGTACTAATGATGTAGGTATAGGAACAGCTTCGGCAGGTGCTATAACAACAGCAAGTGGAAGGCCGGGATTAGTTGTTGGCACAGGAAGCGGCCATAATGGAGTAACAATTTTTAGTGGCGCTGGAAGTCGTAGCAGTTTATTTTTTGCAGACGCAACAAGTGGAACTGGAACGTATATTGGGCAGATAGATTATAATCATAACACTGACACTTTAAAAGTTGAAACTGCAGGTGTGGAGGCATTGACGATTGATGCCTCTGGTATAGTTAATATGCCAAAACAGCCAGCGTTTTTGGTTCGTAAAAATGCAGACCAAAATAACCTTGCTGTTGATACTGTTGACATCACTTTTCAAACTGAGATTTTTGATCAAAATGCAGACTTTGCATCTAATGCATTTACAGCCCCCGTTACAGGCCGTTACCAACTTAATGCACAGATTAGATTAGACAATGTTGATACTGCTGCTGACTATTATCAAATAAAAATTCTTACCAGTAATCGTGAGCTTACTAATATTTTTGATCCCGGTGTTTTAGCTTCTGACGCCGTTTTCTGGACACTAAATCTTTCACAACTTTGTGACATGGATGCGAGTGACACAGCTAAAGTCCAGATACGTCAGGTTAGCGGTAGCGCCCAAACCGATGTAGGAAATAACGGGTCATCATGGTTCAGCGGCTACCTAGTAGCATAACAATCGGGCGAAATAACCCTGTCTTAAAGGAGATAAACACATGGCAACAATAACACTAACAGTAGACGTAACGGACACAGAGCAAGCTATTTTGCTAAACGATCTGTTGAGCATTGACGATTGGCTGCAAGGCGCAGTGGCTGGCAAGAAGGCTAACTGTTGGAAGCGTATGCAACAAGAGTGGACTACAAAGCTGATGAACGATGACAGCTTTACAGATAGCATCCCAAGCAATCAGGCAGCATTTGTAGCATTGGTTACTGCAAGGTCAGACTACAAGACACGCACTGAGCGTGATGCAGCAGACAGCATTGGATAATTACAGATGACTAGAGCTAGACAAAACGCCAACGTAACAGCCGCTGTTGGTCGCAATATGATAATCAATGGCTCCATGAACGTGGCCCAGAGAAGTGCGTCAGTGACAGGCTTGGGTGCTGCTAGTGGTTATTTTACTTGTGATAGGTGGCAGATTGAGACAGGCAGTTCTGCTGGTCGGTTTACAATGACCCAAACAGCAGATGGCCCCAATGGTATCAGTGCTAACTGTATTAAACTAGACTGTACTACAGCAGACACATCTATTGCAGCGAGTGAACATTTAATATTGGAACAGAGACTAGAAGGCCAAAACGTACAACGTATAGGTAAAGGCGTAGCTGGGGCAAAACAAATTACTGTTTCTTTTTATGTTAAAGCTAGTGCATCATTTACATTTGGTTGTGAATTGGTTGATTTAGATAATAGTAGACAATGTGCTAAGTTATTTTCTACTACAACAGATTGGGTAAGACATGAGCTTACATTTCCTGCTGATGTAGATGATGGTTCAAGCCCTTTTGATGATGACAATGCAGGAAGTTTAGCTTTATTTTTTTGGCTCCACGCAGGTACAACTTTTACAGGAGGCACATTAAACACTGCAGCCTTTGCTAACAACACAAACGCCAATCGTGCCGCTGGCATAGACAGTTTTTACAGCAACACTGACAACAACTTCTTTATAACGGGAGTTCAGATGGAAATTGGCCCAGTTGCAACGGAATTTGAGCAAGAGGAAATAAGTACTACGTTAGCTAAGTGTTATCGTTATTTTCAAGTATCAGGTTACTTAGAATCTTCAGGAGTTCACAGACTTGTTCTGTCTGGTAACAACGGTACAGCTCCGCTTACTGGAATTAAGTACCCTTATACCATGAGAGCAGCACCTACTTTAAATTATTTTGGAGGTAATTCTGATGGTGGAAGTTTTACTGTATATGCTCCAAGTAGGACACAGGGTACTGCCCAAACATCCCCTTCATCAGCTACTATTGGACCTCAAAGCACAAGATGGAATTTTACTTCACACGCAGATGCAGCAAAAGACCCTCATTGGATAGATGTTGGAACTGCTAGTTCACAATTTGGGTGGACCCAAGATGCGGAGTTATAGATATGATAATTACTAATGCAAAGTATTTAAAAGATAATACTGATGAAAATGTTACAGTAAGAATAACTCTTAATGGTAGTTTAACAGATATACCTATGGACCCAGACAACCGCCACTACGCAGAGATACTCAAGCAAGTAGCCGCTGGCACACTAACCATTGCGGCTGCTGATTAATGGAGTTTAACTGGACAGTAGTAACAATAGTGGGTGCTTTGTTAGCTCAAGGTGCTGCTATTGTCTGGGCTGTCTCAGGTATGGTGTCTGACATCAAGTACAACAGGGCTAACATATCTGAGGTGCAGTCTAGCAGTGCAAGGCTATCCGATGAAGTACATGAGAATGACGTAATGATTGCTCGTATTGACGCTAACGTTACTGCGATTAAGGAAGCATTGAATGTGGTTGCTAACAATCACGCACAGAGATAGCTAAATGATTGATCCCCTCACAGCTTTTGCTGCAGCTAATGCAGCCTTCAAGGGGGTCAAGATGCTTGTCGGGGCTGGCAAGGAGATACAAGACATCTCAGGTCAGCTAGGGGCTTGGTACGGTGCAGTAGCTGACATAACTAGGGCTGAGTCACAGAGAAAGAACCCTACGTTCTTAGACAAGATGTCACACGGGGCTGAGTCTATAGAGCAAGAAGCAATGGACATTGTTGTTCGCAAGAAGACTTTGTTTGAGAAAGAAAAAGAAATAAAGTTTATGCTTGACATGCGGTTTGGCTTTGGAACTTACGATGAGATGGTAGACATGCGTAGGCAGATACGCAAGGATAGAGAGAAAGAAGTATACGCAGCTATGGAATCTAAGAGACAGATTGCAAACAACATGGCTATACTTGGTTTATCTATTTTGATTATTGGCATATTAGGAGGCGGCGTTTACATGGTTTCGTTGGCATTATAATGGATACATTTGTACTCCCCCTCATACTGGCAAGCTCTTTGCTATACCCTGAGTATGTAACGTGTAACTTATGGAAGTATACTGAGAGTGAACGTGAAGGTAAGGTGTGCATTTACTTAGGTAAGAACAAGACCATTGCCTACCACTACGCAGAGAATAGTTTTCGTGAATGTCCTAAACAGTTTCAGTGTAAGTACTCACCTAACTCTAAGGCTAAGGTAAGCATTAAAGATATACTCAAGGGACTAAGTGATGGCTTTTAAAGTCGTAGTAAACTATAATAAAAAGACTAGAAGGTGGATTTTAAATGACAGACCCTAAAAATATAGCTGTAAAAGTAGGAGAAAAGTTTGGGCGTCCTGCTGATATGCCTATTGATAAATTTTTTGAAACTAATATGGCAGCACGGGAAGTGCTCAATAGGGTATTAGCTAAAGCTAATTCAGCTATGGTTAATGAGAACATACCTACAGCTAACTCCGCTGCTATGTCTGCTACCCCTATTACTGCTGCTAGGGGTGGGTATGTGGGCTATGCTGAGGGTGGTGACACTGCTGAAACACCAGAGCAAAAGAAGGTAAGAGAAGAACAGGCTGCACTTAGAAATAAAACTATCGGTGATAAATCTTATAAAGCTGCCAGTGATCCAGCAAGTATGGTTACTGATACTACAGTAGAAAAAATAGATGATACAGATACAGCACAAAAAATTGATAGTACTGTTGGTCAAGTTTCTACTGCCGATGTCAGCACAGATGGTTCTGGACTTATGCCAAAAGCTACAGCAAGTACTGTAACTGCAAAGACAGCAGATAGTCCTGATACTGTAACCACTAATCTTGCAACTACTACTGATTCTCAAGCTGCTGTTGAAACAGCATTAGAAGATGTTGCCGCTAAAAATACTCAAATGACTAAAGACTCTACTATAACAGCCGCTGCTGGTGATCCAGAAAAGATGAGTGCTTTAGGTGTAGAAGACATTAAACAGATTGAAAGTCCAACACAAGTTGTTGCACCTAATGCACGGGTAATAAAACCCGGAGAAGAGATTGGTGGATCTGCAGTTGATATGGCTGCAGTAAAAGAAGCTACAGATATCAAAGCTGTTACTGCTGATCCTAGTAAGAAAGCTACGGTACAAGGTCAGCTTACTGATTTAATGGAAGACTTTGAGGGTGGTGCTACACCTCCTTGGGCAGCAGGAGCTATGAGAGCCGCTACAGCAGCTATGGCTGCACGTGGCCTTGGTGCTAGTAGCATGGCAGGACAGGCTATTGTACAGGCTGCTATGGAGTCTGCACTGCCTATCGCACAACAAGACTCAGCTACCTTTGCAAAGTTTGAGTCACAGAATCTTAGCAACAAACAACAGACTGCAATGTTTGCAGCAGAACAAAGAGCTAAATTTCTTGAGATAGATTTTACACAAGAGTTTCAATCAAGGGTAGCTATGGCAGCTAAGGTTAGTGACATCGCTAACTTAAACTTTACTGCTGACCAACAGATAGCATTAGAAAATTCACGGTTGACACAGACAGCAAATCTTGCTAATATGTCGGCAGTAAATGGTAAGGTAATGGCTGATGCTGCTGCTATGCAGACAATGGACTTAGCAAACTTATCTAATGAACAACAAGCTGTTGTAGAAAATGCTAAAGCTTTCTTACAGGTAGACTTGGCTAACTTAGCTAACGATCAACAGGTAGAAGTCTTTAAAGCTCAAGCGGTACAACAAGCAATACTTAGTGACACTGCTGCTAAGAATGCTGCTGAACAGTTCAATGCTTCTAGCAAGAATCAAACAGATCAATTTATGGCTACAATTAAAACTCAAGTGTCTCAGTTTAATACATCACAACAAAATGCTACTGAACAATTTAATGCAGGTGAAAAGAATGCTATTGAAAAGTTTAACACCGAAGTTAAAAATCAAAGAGATCAATTTAATGCTACTAATTCTTTAGTCATAGCGCAAGCTAACGCAGTGTGGAGACAGAATATAGCAACACTAGATACTTCAGCACAGAATGACGCCAACAAACTTGATGCTGCTACTAAGAACGGGTTAACTGAAAAAGCTATAGACGACATATGGCAACGAGAACGGGACGTAATGGCATGGGCTGTTGCTACATCAGAGAGTGCTAGTGAAAGGGCTGTTCAAATCTTACTTGCAGATAAATCTGCAGATAAAGCCAGAGAACAACTTACTTTTGAGGAGGCTTCTGCTAAATCTTCGTGGGTAAGTACCATGATATTTGGATCAGACGGATATGATATTGCAGAAATAATAAAGGGTAAGTAACATGGCATTAGAATACTATAATAATTGGAATAAAGCATATAAAGATAGAACTAATTTAGCTTCTGTTATTAAAAAACCTACCGTAACTGCAATATCAGATGTATCACGTGGTGCTAAAAAACGTATTAGATCTCTTGTGGATAAACAAGCTGCTGCTGATATTACTTTTGAAAATGAAATCTCTGTTGGTCAACAATACTATAATGCTTTTGGTAATGCTAATGATGAGTACATAGTTGCTAATGCTGGTCGTGTTGTTACACGTGATCCTGATGCTAAAGTTTTTTCTTCAGCTTTTTCTGATAAGACTTTACAAAAAGAAATGTTAACAATTCTTTCTTCCGGAGATACAAAACGTAATGATAAAGGACTTGATGTTCGTGCAACAAAAACTGAACCTTTAGACGAATTTACTTTTAACTTTGTTGTTGATAGAGAAGGTTTTGAATCTACACCATATGATGATAGTAAGAAAGGCTCTAAAAAACCTGTTTGGAGAGCTGGGTTTGGTAGCGATACCTACACAAAAGAAGATGGCACAGTGGTTACTGTAAAGCAAGATTCTTTTGTATCTAAAGAAGATGCAATTAGAGACTTAAATCGTAGAATAAAAACAGAGTTTATGCCTAGAGCTAAAAGAAGTGTTGGTTCAAATACTTGGAACACTTTAGGTGAATCTACACAAACAGCTTTAATTTCTTATGTTTATAACTATGGAAATATTGGCGAGTCAATTATTAAAGCTGCTAATTCTGGTAGCACTCGTAAATTAGCTGATGCTGTACGTGCAAGAGCTGTAGATAACAATAATATAAATAGTGGTAGAAGAAATGAGGAAGCAGACTTAATTGAATCTGATATGTCAGGCCAAGAAATTCTTGCATCTACAAGGAAAAGAAACAAATGATCCCACAGATATCCAATAGACCAATCCCCGGTCAGTCTTTAACTACTGTTCCCGGTAATGCTCAGTATGAACAGCCACCTGCTATGATTGATCCTGAGCTTATTCTTAAATCACACTTGCAAAGACTGTCTAAACCTAAAGCAATGGAAGACATGTTAGATTTTATTGACCAAGGTATAGATGTTCGTACATTAGTTGAAGGTATTCTTCGTAGTGCTGTGCTTAATGGTATCCACTCAATAGACGTGAGCCTTATTATTGCTCCAATATTACATGAGTTTATTAGAGGCTTACCCCTAGCTGCTGGTATAGAGTTTGAGGATGGCTTTGAAGATCATCAAGAAGTAGAAGAAGCTATGTACAGAATGGCAAAGCCTACTGAAGAACCTATTGAAGAAGAGATAGAAAAAGAAATGCCGATGAAGGAAGATAAACCTTCTGGCTTAATGGCGAGGGTATAACATGGCTTTAGGTATGTGGTCTGGCTTCAGAGAAGCTCAAGTTGAAGGTGCAAAGAATCGTAGGCAAAACAAAGCAGACGAGTTAGAAGAAGCACGTTATCAACAAGGTCGTGATGATAGGGCCGCAGAGATAGCAGCTAAAGAGTTTAATACAGCAAGAAATGCATTGCTGCCAATGATAATGGAAACTCATGGTAAAAGAAAAACAAACCGTGACTCTACTATTGCACAGATTAAAACATTAGAAGGTTATAATTTACGCCCTGATGTAGCAAGAGCTTTAGTTAAGTCAGGTCAAGCTTCTACAATTATTGATACTGCTAAAAAAGATGGTGGGTTTCTTCGTAGAGGATTTATTAATCAACTTTCATCAGCAATTGAAAGAGAGTATGAAGCAGAGGATGCTGAAACTAGGGCCAAGTTAATCATGGATGGTTATAATGCTGCTGGTAATGACATGAGTGATGGTAATCAATACGCTTCTATTTTAGGTATTTTACACGGGCCTAAAACAATGGAAGAACTAAGTACTTATATGGGTGGGCTTGATCTTACCGTACCTAATTTTATTGGTAGTGCTGATTCAATTAACATTAATTTTGCAGAAGGTAATCCTCTTGCTCAAGGCACAATAAATGCAATTCAAAGAAATACTAATGAACGTATGGCTAGTATCCTTGGTGCTGGTGTTAAGTTTATGGGTGGTAGTACTGCGGGTGATCCGGGTTCTTTACAATACACAACTTCAGCATTTGGTGAAGATCAAAGTCAAGCTATTGTTGGTAAAGTTGCTGAAGTTGTTGCTAAAATTCAACAAGTATCTCCTAAGATCCTAGACAATCAAAACAAAATCTTTGATAAAGTAAATACATTAGTAAAAGGCGGTTATGCAGGGGTTGATATCTTATCATATTTAGATAATGGCATACGGTATAATGATGCAACAGGTGAGATATATTTTGCAACCTTAACAGGACAGATTGCAGCTCCGGGAGTATCCTCACCAGCGCCTGATGGTGGTCCCCGTGGTACACCCCGACCTATTATAGGTTTTCCGGGGCTTATTAAAGATGACATGGACTCAGTATTTGCTGAACAAAACAGGGATTAATAGTAAACATGGCTGATAATATAATCCTTCAAGACTCTTCTGGTTTTCGTTCTCCAATTAATCTTATTGATCAGGAAACAAAACTCAGTGTTGGCGCAGAGAAACCTGTCTTACCTAAGCTTGACCCTGCATTAGACTACGTGCAGGATGTAGAGGGTAAAAGCTTTATGGACCTAAAGGATAACACTGAGTTTCAAAAAGACTTGATGCGTTTCTTTAACGGTGGTAGGTATAATTATACTAGAAAAGAAATCATGGAACGTGGTGCTAAAGGTTTAGCTGAAGAGTTTGTTGAACATATGCGCTTCCAAGATACTAATGAAGCTACTGCTGTCAAAGATCTATTCTACGCCAGAGACAGCAGAAACAATACTCCGGGTGAGCTTGCTGCATTTGGTAGGTTGATGTCAGCATGGGACGGTTCTGAACGTGGTGGTACAGGAACACTTACGGCTGCTGGTGACTATGCTGCAGGTATTCTTTCTGCCCCTTCAACTTGGGCTAGTCTTATTGCTATCCCCGCAACACTTGGTGCTGGTGCTGTAGCTGGACAGCTAGCTAAACAGACTGCTAAAAAAGGTATACAATTAAAACTACGGCAAGTTCTTTCAGAAATTATAGCAAAGAAAACAGGCTCAGAAGTTCTTAAGAAAAGTGTTCTTAGTACCACACTTAAAGGTGCTGGTGCTGGGGTGGTAGTAGAGGGTGCGCTGGGCTATGGACAGATTGAAACTCAAGAGGCTACCCGAGAAGAAGTAATAGATGATTTTGTAGGTATGACCCCCGGACAGAAGGCTCTTGCTACTGGTCTTCAAGCAGCATTTGGTGGTGTAACTGCAGGCTTTGGTTCATGGTTAAATGTAAAGTCTGCCAATAGTGCTATTGATACTTTGTTTGAGCAGCAACAAAAAATAGATGCGCAGGTGACTGCAGGTGCTAAGAATGCTTTAGCTACTTTAAGTAACAGTCTTACTGACCCACGACAAAAGAAAAAAGTAGGTAATGTTTTAGCTCGCGTTGGTGAGATGACTAAAGCATTAGAGGTAAGGATTGCTAAGAAAGAAGGGAGGAAAGCCCCACTTTCTGTTGAAGGAGTTGCTGAAGGTAAAGATATTCTTAATGAAATCTTTGCTGAGAAACCAAACACTAATGTTATTGGTGGCTTATCTTCTCAAACTTTACAAAGCATTACTGCTGCTACTCTTGAGATAGTAGACAAGTTAGAGATTGGTCCTAATGAAAGGATCAGTAGTGCTATTGCAAAAGCCATAGCTAAACCAGAGGGTTCGGCTGGAAGTATTAATCCAAGAGAGATTACTGACATACTAGATTCTTATGCCATAACCAGAGAAGAATTTAGTAACGTATACTTAGCAGAGTTATCTAAGGCAGGTACAACTCTTGGACAAGCAAGCATAGTTAGCAGGGCGCTTGATCAAGTCAAACTTCCTAAGTCTCGTAGCAATGAATCTAAAGATGTACAGGCTTTGTTGTCTGAGATAACTGAACTTGGTAAGGTTGGTATCTCAACAATAGATGACATACTTGCTAGACAAGAGGTTGATCTTGCTAGTAAATCCCCATTAGGTGTGCGTTTATATAAAGGTGTACAAGAACTAGACGCTGTTCGTATTGGTTTCATGACATCACAGCTTGCTACAACAGCACGTAACGTAGGATTTTCTGTTGCTAGGCTTGGTGTGGATGCGAGTGATCAAGTCTTTAGGAGCATCCTTACAGGTACAGCTAGGGCTGTTGGGTCAGACATTCCTTACACACCAGCAAGAAATACTTTTACTATGCTGCGGGGAATGACTTATGATAAAGACATGGCTCTTGTTGCTAGAACTATGTTAGAAAATGACATGCCTGCTGTGTACAAAAAGTTGTTTAGAGATACCAGTAGGGTTGAGGTAGCTACAAACTCACAAACATTCTTATCTCGCAGTTCAACATTTGTGAACACCCTCAATAGTGCTACTGACCATGTGTTTAAACAAGCAGCTTTCTATGCGTCTCTTGATAGACAACTAGCAGAAGCAGGTAGTAGCTTTCTGGAGTTCTCAAAGTCAGGTAAGACTCTCTTAGAGATTGATCCAAACATCTTAGAACGTGCTGGACGTGACTCTTTAGATTTTACTTTCCAAAAAGGATATGAAGATTCCGATACAGTTTTTGGTATGGGTGCTAATGCTATAATAACTTTAAACAGAAAGTTACCTTTTGTTGTTTCTGGTGCAGCGGGTATGCCTTTCCCACGTTATGTAGCAAATCATATGGAGTTTATGTTTGATTATATACCCCTACTAGGTGGTGCTAAAGGTATCTCTGAGAAGCTTGCTCAAAAATACTATAGTCCTGACTTTGTATTTAGTAAAGACAAAGGACAACTGGAACGTTGGTCAAAACAAATGACTGGTACTATGATGTTTACAGGTGCCTACTATGCAAGGTCAACTCAAGAAGGTGAGACAGACTTCTCGGATTTTAAATTTTCTGAGGATGGTGATGTTTCTAAGATGGGACCGATCTTAGGTGCAATGGGTGGTCATGCTTTAGCTGCTGACTTACTGTATAGGTATGTAAATGACATACCTTTTCCTACTACAGAATCGTGGTTTAAAAATGCACTAGAAGTTACAGCAGGTATGGGTAGTCTTGGTTTTAATACTGGTGTAGTAAAATCTTTTGTGGATTCTCTTGAGCAAGGTTCGTTTACTGAAGGGAGCAAAAGAAAAATGGCTGACATTATTGCTACCTTTAGTTATCCCGGCGCAACCGCTAAAGATTTCATTGCTCAGGGTGATCCTGAAAAATCATACACTAGGTATAACCCTGATATGCAGACCGATGCAAATATGATTGTTGAGCTAGGTAAATGGGGAGAGTTTACTAGCCGTGCCAGTAAGTTTCTACCGCAATTTGACTGGCTTAACCATGCTAAGTCTATAAATAGTGCTACAAGTTTACCAAGGTATTCACCATTTAATTCACGTCCTATTGGTACGATCAATCCAGCAATGAAACAAATTGTAGGTATTGATGTACGTGCTCAATCTGAAATACAAGAAGAACTATCTATACTTGGTTTAAAAGAGTATGACCTATACAAAAACTCAACAGTAAAAAATCCTGTAATCAGATATGTAGTTGAGCAAAGGCTATCAGAAACTTTAGGTAAAGAGTTTGCTCGCTGGAGAAAACAACCACAAGAGTTTCTTAATGGTGAAGCTTATGATAGTTTAACAGGTGTTGATGCTGTTGTTAGAAGATCAATGTTTAGTGAGTTCGTAAAAAAACAAATAGAAGATGTAAAAACAGAGACTCAAGATCGTTGGAATAAATATAAAGATATAGCACCTACCTCAGCGGCAGGTTATATTAGAAATATGTATATGATTGATGGCAAGAAACCCATCTTGGGCAAACCACGTTACGACATGGCTGCTGAAGCTTTGCCTAAATCTCTCGGTAACTTTAATAGTGCAGAAGAGTACTTATCAAAATCAACAAGTCTTCTTGACGAGTTAAATCGTAGGCAAATGCTTATGCATTATGCAGGTGTTGCAGAAGACCAAGCAAAAGAAGCATCTGAAAATTAATCCTCTTCACCATCTAACATATAGTCTGCCCACTCGTATGATGAACGCCTTACTTCAGACATATTTAAAGCCCCTCTTCCACCCGAAAGTATTCCAGCAAGTGCTTGTCCTGCTAGGTACCTCCGGGCGGTCAGGGGTTTTATCATGTTGGGGTTACGTTTATTACGAGCGTACT